GAACTTATTATTCAGATAGTTTACCTTCCACATAGAATCTAATGTACCATCAGCAACTTTTTGTTTTGCTCTAGTAACGATTGAATGAATAATACCTTTTGGTGATTTTTCGATAACTTCTTGGAAATCTTTATTATTCATTTTAAAGATATTATCAAGAGAATCTAAATCAACTAGATTATCATACATTTTGTTTAGACCTAAGTAGTGAACAACATCTTCATCTAAAATTAATAGGAATGGGTCATCTAAGAAACGCTTTTGACCACTACGCATAGTAAGTAATTCTTGGAACTCAACATATTCAACATCACCATATTCTCCCCATACCCAAGTAGCACCTGTTTTCTTTGATGAATAAACAAGTTTACCATTACAAACATTCATTACTGGAATTGGTTCAAATCTATCAATTTCTTTTTTCTTGATAGGTGTAGATTGTGGTTTTACCTCTACATCTTCTGGTGCTGATTTGATTTCATCTTGAATCTCTTTTCTAGCTTGCTCTTTTAATTCTGCTAATTTCTCTGCCATCATTTTCTCCAACATAGCTTGCATATCTACTTCTGGTTGTGGCGTAACTTCTGTAGTAGCTTGTGGTTCTGAAGTTTCTTGTAATCCTTGTAGGATTTGCTCTAATTCCTTATTTGTCTTAGACATAAGATTTGCTTTTGTATCAATAGCTTCGATTGATAAAATAGCTGAAACTAAATCTTTTTTGTTCATAATAACCTCTCCTTTTTCTCTCCTAAATCAAATTAAAATGGGTTGAAGAAATTAATCTTCAACCCAAGTAAATTATGCCATTCTGTAGATACCAAATTTAGAAGCTGATAATACAGCTACTCCTGCTTTCTTGATGAAAGTGTAATCTCTTTGGAAATCTTTACGATTGCTTCCATCACCTTCAACAATCATAGAATCTCCTTCGATAACTAATTTAACGAATTTGTCTGGAGATTTTGGAACAACTAATAAGAAGTTATTGTCGATTGCCCAAGCTTCAGAACCTACTTTATGAGCATTTTTAATAACCATCATTTCAGTGCCATGAAAATTACCATAGAAACCAAATTGGTTATGTTTTTCTAGCATAGCTTGTGATTCTCTAGCATGTACAACTTTAGCTAAAGCTGATTTAGTACCTAAAATCATAGCGTCCATTCCAGTTGAAGCTTCAACATGAGCAATTAATTCATCTAATTGTGCTTCGTCATAAGAGCCAGAAACTCCATAAGTAGCAGATAATGTATTAAAGCTGTTGTACACTGCATTGTAGATATCATTTTGGATTTTGTTTTCGTAAGATTTAGCAACATTGTCAACTAACTCTGCGAAATCAACACGCCCTGCAAGTAAACGAGATAATTCTTCGTAAACTGCTACCCCATAGATATGAGTTTTGATAGTAAGTTCTCCACTATCTAATCTATCTTTTCTTAGGTCGCCATTACCATCACTGATAAGTGCTACGTCAAATAAACGATTTTCTTTGATTGTGAATACTTTAGCGTCACCATGTTCTAACACTACAGTTTCTACGAATTGGTCAAATTGACCTTTTAACCCTTCTTCAACTAATACATCTAACGCTTCTTCAATGATAGCGAAAAGTTGAGGGTTGTTTCTGAATGATTTCGGAGTTAACTTGTCAGAACCACCATTTGCTTCGATTAATTCTTTGCGTAAAACATCCATTTGTTCAGAACGAGAGTATTTAGTTACATCTCCTTGATTCTTATATACATCAATTGCTAATTTTGCAATCTCATTCATGCTAAATTCCTCCTTATAACAATTCTAAATTTTGTTATTTATTTATTATTGTCAGTACTTTATTAAGCTTTAATAACTTGTAAAACAAATGCTTTATCAGCGTCAAAACCTAAAGTAGTTTCTTGAATTACATTTAAGATTAAAGATTCAGTACCAATTGCAGTTTCAAGTAAGAAGCTACCATTTTGAGGTGCAACATGCTCTCCAACTACTGGTAAGCTTGAGAATAAGTCTTGAGTTAAAGTGAAAATGTCACCTACGATTAAACGATATCCTCTACCTTCATCTCCTGCTTCAACTTGGAAGTGTTTAAGACCTGCTTGTCTTGGGTCAGCCATAACCTCTGGTGTAGCGTGTAACACAATGTCACCTTTAGTAACATCAGTTGGTTTTGTAGCTACTCTTAATTCTGATTCTCCTGCAACTAGTCCACCTAATTGTAAGAAGTAACCATTCTTTAATACTTCTGGTGCTTTGATTGATTCTAAGTGAATCCCTGCAATTTTATCTAAGCGTGTAACTGCCATGATTAAATTCCTCCTTTAAAGAAATTAAAATTTTTTATTGTATTATTTTCTAATACCATGCTTACTGAACAAGCTATCTACTGTGCTTGTTCTTTCTTGTGGCTCTAAACCTACTTTAAGACTTGGAGATTTTGGCTCTCTACTAAATTGAGCAGTTTTTCTTCCAATTAATTCATAAAGTTTAGATTCAATTTCAGAAATTGAGAAATTATGAACATTCTCTCTGATTTCAGCTAAATCATCATTTGATAATTTGCCAAATTGAGCGAATAATTCTTCTGCTTCTGCTTCGTGGCTTTGTTTCTCAACAGTAGCCTTGAACTCTTTAAGTTCTTGGTTTTCTTTCTCATATGCTTCAAAGTTGCTACGCATTAATTCTAGTGCGCCTTTTTCCTCTTTAGTAAGGAACATAGCAAATACCTCTGAAACACTTCCTAAAGTGATGTTGTCACCATCTTTAGTGTAATCTACCATGTAGAACTTATCGCCCCAACCATTTTCAGCAACTATATATGATTCATAAATAGAAACAATATAATACCAATCTTCTGTGCTATTGGCTTGGTTGATTGTAGTGTCAAGAGTTTCATACATTTTAGAGCGAATGTCATCATGAGATAATTCGAAATTTAATTGGAATTTCTCTGGTGTACTATCTTCTACAACTGTACTATCTTCTTGACCATCTTCTTTTGAGAATTCAGTTTCATCAGAATTGTCTTCTTGACCTTCTTCAGAACCTTCATCTTCTTCACCATCTTCTTTACCCATTTCAGTAGAAACAACTTCACCATCTTCTACTTGACCATCTTCTTGATTGTCTTCTGTAGAAAACTCTTGAATTTTAGCTTCTAAGTCCTCAACTGAATATTCTTCAACATTGATTCCTTTTTCTGCTAAAGCTTCCACTGTTAAGCTATACTTAGCTAGTAATTCTTCTAGTGTCACATGTTCCACCTCCTTGAAATTATTTTGATTAACTAGTTGACTAAATTCTTCTAGTTTTCTAGTAATTTCATCTTGTATTACATTAGTAGAAAAGACTTTCTCAACTGAAGCTTTCTGCATGGCAGGAAGTACATCTTGTCCAAGCATACATGCTCCATAAAACTTAAATTTAGAGAAATGGAAATAACCTTGTTCATCCCATGAACCATCATATTCATCATGCAATTCCATACTTTGATTTACTTCTCCATTCTCATTAAGAATAGAAATAGCGTCATCAAACTTAGTCCACAAAAGACCATCAACTACTAGATAATCTAATAGTTCACCTGTATCTCCTTCCTTTTGTTCAAATCGAGGGTTACAGTTTTCTGGAATTACACCAAATGCTTGTCCAATGTATTTAGCTTTGATTTCTCCATCTTCTACTACTAACTCCATTTCATGACCTCTAAAGTCCTTATCTCCAAATTTACTTTCTTCAATGTATCCTAAAATTGGAGTGTTCTTTAAAGAATCAAATGCTTGCTCTACAATATCTTTGTCAAAGACACTTCTATTGTAGTTTTTGCCTAAATGCATAAGCCAAATTTTTACTTTTTGAAAGCGAGAATCATAGTTCTCTACATTCTCAAAGCGAACTGGAATTTTAGTATTCACCTTCATTCTATGTTCTCACCCCTTTCTATTGTCTAGTATCATTACTCCCACTTGCTTGTGTAGCTTCGCCACTCGGAGTTAAATCACCTTGCTTTTGTGGTCTACCATCACTGCCTAAGCCATTAGCACCACCAGAACCTTGTGATTGAGTGTGAGAACTTGAAAGAGGAATAAAGCTATCTGCTAATCCTAGAACTTCATTTTCCAGATAGTTCATAGATACTAAAGAACTAGGAGTAAGACCCAATGAAGCACCCAACATTGATTTAACAGGTAAACCATATTGTGCGTTTTGTAATAGTGTGTCTGTATTGTCTTTTCGATTGAATATTGTATTGTCAAGGATTCTAACTCTAAACTTGAATTGTCCTTTAACTGCATTAGCTAATTTGTTGCTAATAATTCTTTCGATTTGTCTTAACACAAAAAACACTTCAGCTTCGTCAACATTAATAGACTTATTTAAGTTTGCTTGTGTTGACTTACTACCATTGAATAGTAATTGGCTTGTACCACTACTAGAATAGAAATCTCTTTCAGCTTCGATAACTCCATCTCTTTCAGATTTATCTTTACTAAACTCGACTGTATCTATTTCAAAAGGTGTACTGAATATACCAACTTCGTCTGGTAATAGATTAGCTGTCTTATTGTGGAACATACCAACTGTTTTAAGGTCAACTAAGAAATCATTATTCTTTTCAGAATTTTGTCTTAAAGGAATCTTCTCAACAATAAATTTATAGTTTCCTAGAACAGTAGACATTTTTCTTAAAGACTTGTAATCTTCAATGTCAAAAATATCTGCGAAAACTCCTGCGAATGGAGGTAAATCATAGTATGAATCAGTATTGATTTTTATACAAACTGATTTAGAAGGGTCAACTTCTTGCCACTTTGGTTTGCTACCTTTTTTGAAAGAATTGTACATTGATTTGAACTCTTTAGGGAACAAATCTAATTGTCTTGGGTTCTTATCAAAATAACTTACGTCAAAATTAAAAGTTAATACACCATCAATAATTCCACTAATTTGGCAGAAGTCATATGGCAACTCCATGATGAAATAAGTATCTTTACTAGATAATTCAAAGCCATAAAATGTGCCAAGCTTCCAAGCAGACACTAAAGCCTTACCAAACTCATGTTTAATGTTGATAAGTTCAACATAATCCACTGCTTTTGTGTAAGAATTTCTTAATGATTTCGCATTAATATTTTTTGATGTATCTAACCCATACGCTTCAAGATAGAAATCTAGAGTAGCCATTTTTGCGAAATAGTTTACTAGTCTTCTATAGTGAGCAGAATTGTCATACAAGTATGAACTCATAGTCTGTAAGTCTTTTGAGTATCTGATAGGGTTAGTTAAAAATCTAGTTACATCATCTCTTGTATAACTTTTGTACCTAACACTCGTATTGGCGTTTAAGTCTTTTACAACTAATTCAGCCAATTTTCCGAAGTCTAAGACTACGCCATCTCTAGTAAATGAGGGATTTTCTGTCATAAAAAATCTCCTTTCTTATTTAAAAAAATTTCTTAACACCTCTACCCATAAAGAACATATCAATATCGCCAATATTTTCCTCTTGTCTAGCTTTATTTTTTTGTTCTTCAAGGTAAATCCAAAACAGTCCATATTTCAAAGCAGAAAATCTATCCTTTTGGATTGATTTAGATACTTGCTTAATATCAACTTCGTTACTACCTTTTTGTCTATACTCAATATTCATAATTTCTTCTTGTAAGAAGTCTGTCATTAAATATGGTCTTAAAAATTCTGGTAGCTTACTTTCATCTTTCGACTTAAATCTACCTTTTGCTTGTGATTCTGATTCTAGAAACTTAACTGCATTATTACCAACCCAACGCATAAATAGAGAATTGATTGTACTGTCTTTAGTTTCCTTTTGTTGTGATTTAATGGCATAA